GTATACAGGGGTAACGAGAGCTAAAGATAGTTTGCATTTACTTAGCACAGATTACAAGTATAACTATCCAATTGGACAAGATTATTTAGTTTATGTACAAGGAGACAAATGAACCATTTAGATTTATTTAGTGGTATCGGTGGATTTGCCTTAGCTTTAGAGAAGGTAGGCTTTAAAACAGTAGGTTTTTGTGAAGTTGATCCATACTGCAGATTGTTGCTGCAAAAACATTGGAAAGGGGTTACAATACATAATGATATTAAAAAATTGGAAGCGAAAGACATCAAAGAGCCAATTGACATCCTCACAGGAGGTTTTCCTTGCCAACCGTACAGTGTTGCAGGCAAACAAAAAGGGACTGACGACAATAGATATCTCTGGCCAGATATGTTTAGAGTCATTAAAGAAATCAAACCCACCTTCATTATTGCAGAAAATGTGCGAGGTATTGTTAACATCCAAGACGGCATGGTATTCGAAACAGTGTGCTCTGACTTGGAAAGTGAAGGCTTCGAAATCCAACCGTTTATTATTCCAGCTGCAGGCGTCGGTGCGCCCCATAAAAGAGAACGAGTCTGGATTGTGGGCTACTCCGAACACAATGGATCACTTACCGCCAAGATCAGAGGAGGGAACAAGGAAACTAATGCAGGGTCACAGAAAGGGGAGAACCAAACCATCAAATCTCAGAGAACAAGTAGATCCAACAACGATGAGATTATGGAGAACTCCAGACGCGCATTGCGACAGGGGGCCAAGTTCAGTAAAGAGAATGCAAATGAAAGTCGACAAGAAAATGCCAATCAGCTTGAACGATCAAGTAGCACACCCGAACATAATGTGGCCGACTCCAAGGGAGTTCATGTACAAGGACAGCAAAGTGGATCGGGGCAAGAGCAATCTAGGAGAGAAAGTTGGTGGGAGTTTGAACCCAACGTGGGTAGAGTGGCTAATGGGGTACCCGGGCGGGTACACAGACTTAAAGGATTGGGAAACTCTATCGTCCCACAAATCGCAGAAGAAATAGGAAAGGCAATATGGAAAACACTAAACCAAAATTAAGAATACTGTCTTTAGGAGCTGGTGTGCAAAGTTCAACAATGGCTTTGATGGCCGATGCAGGAGAATTTGGTGTTAAACCTGATGCAGCTATATTTGCTGACACAGGTTGGGAACCTGAACCTGTAATTAAACATTTAGAATACCTTAGAAGTATTTTAAGTTATCCTGTGCACATTGTTAAAAAAGGTAATATTCAAGATGACATACTCACGGCTCTCGCACCAGGTGGTAATCAATTTGCTTCCGCACCATTCTATACTTTAAATGAACAAGGTAAGAAAGGTATGGGTCGTAGACAATGTACAAGAGAATATAAAATAACTCCTATAGCAAAAAAAATTAGAGAGTTGTGTGGATTAAAACCAAGACAAAGATTTCCTAAAACAGAACATGTAGAGGTATGGGTAGGTATTTCAACCGATGAAGTTATGCGTATGAAACCATCTAGATTTTGGTGGCAAAAAAATGTTTGGCCATTGATTGATAAGAAAATGTCTAGGGATGATTGTTTAAAATGGTATGAAGGTAAAGGTTTTAAGATACCTGTCAAATCTGCATGTATTGGTTGTCCATTCCATGATGATAAATTTTGGATAGATATGAGAGATAATAGGCCAAAAGAGTTTGCATCTGCTGTAGAATTTGATAAAAAGATGCGTATGCATAACCCTAAAGTTAAAAACTTTGTACATCGACAGTGTGTGCCATTAGATCAAGTAAAATTTAAAAATGATGAGGGGCCAGATTTATTTAATCAAGAATGTGAAGGTATGTGCGGTGTTTAGAAGAGTAATAATACAAGCTTTAGAAGATCGATACAATGCTCAAATTTCTGAGGCAGAAGCAACATTAAAAATATACATGGAGAAACCTGTAGGAATTGGCGAGCATCCACAACATATTGATGAATGCGATAAACTAATTGAAAAGATTTCTACTGCAGAAGAAAAATTAAAATCACTACAAGCATTTAAACTATGACAAATAAAGATATGTTTGATGAAGCTTTTCCAACCGATAAACAGGTTGGAGGATCTCATTACAAGCAGTTTATCATTCAGCCATGGACGTTCATAAGAAAGAATGGCCTTAACCCACTTCAAGCAAACATAATAAGATATGTATGTAGATATCTTACAAAAGGTAAAGCAATTGAAGATCTAGAAAAAATAAAACACTATTGTGATTTAGAGATCAAACACTTGAGAGAAGAAAATGACGGGAACCATCAAAAAAGAAATAACGGTAGCAAAAAATAAATTTACATTAGAAATTTATCCACCAAGAGAAGGATGTAACGGTGTTGAAGGTCCTTACTATGAAATATTTGCTCATGATTATAATGCAAGTTTATATGCATTTAGTAACAAAGATAAAATAAATAAAATTATAAAAGAAAAATACTTACAATGACAGGACTACAATTTACATTTAATTTTAAAAAACATATCTGGGCTTGTCCATCAGAGTATAAAGATTTAAGTAAATATGATGAGATTGCAATTGATTTAGAAACAAGAGATGAAGGTATTAATAATAAACTAGGCGCAGGTTGGGCAACTGGTAACGGTTATGTTATTGGCTTTGCTGTAGCTGTAGAGGGTTGGCAAGGATATTATCCTTTTAAACATTTTGGAGGCGGTAATATGATTGAGCCACAAGTATTACAATACATGAAAGATATTTGTAAGTTACCTGCAAGAAAAATATTTCATAATGCACAATATGATGTTGGTTGGTTAAGACAAATGGGTATTGAGGTCAATGGCGAAATAGTAGATACCATGATCGCTGCAGGAGTGATTGATGAAAATAGATGGTCATACAGCTTAAACGCATTAGCTAAAGATTATCTTGGTGAGCTGAAGTCCGAAAATGATTTAAAAGAGGCTGCTAAAGATCATGGAATAGATCCTAAAGCAGAAATGTGGAAGTTACCTGCAGAGCATGTTGGGTTCTATGCGGAGCAAGATGCACGACTCACGTACCTGTTATGGCAAAGATTTAAACCAGAATTACATAATCAAAACTTAGAAACAGTTTGGAATTTAGAAAATAAACTACTTCCGATTCTTATTAAGATGAGGGAGAAAGGAGTGAGAGTTGATGTAGATAAGGCTCATCAACTAAAAAAAGATTTCCAGGCTCAGGAAAAAGAATATCTTTTAAAAATAAAACAGCTAGCAGGACGAGAAGTAGACATATGGGCAGCACGACAAATAGGCGAAGCCTACGATAGGTTAGGGATAGACTATCCACGTACCGACAAAACTCATGAGCCATCTTTTACATCTAATTGGTTAGCTAATTCGAAACACGAAATTAGTAAATTTATAGCACAGGCTAGAGAGATCAACAAGTTTCATGGTACATTCCTGGACTCAATTTTAAAATACGAACATAATGGGAGGATACATGGCGAGATCAATCAGTTACGTAGTGACAGTGGTGGGACTGTCAGCGGCCGTTTGTCTATGGCTAATCCTAATCTTCAACAGTTACCAGCACGTAACAAAGATTTTGGACCAAAAATCCGAGGTCTCTTCTTACCAGAAGAAGGTTGTAGATGGGGAAGTTTTGACTATAGCCAACAAGAACCACGAATGGTAGTACATTATGCAGCCTCTATTGGCGACGGATACGAAGGATCTAATGAACTCGTAGAGGCATACGCTAATTCAGAAACCGACTTTCACCAAACAGTAGCAGATCTAGCAGGAATAGAGAGAAAACAAGCCAAAACAATAGGGTTGGGATTGATGTACGGAATGGGCAAAAATAAATTAGGTATATCACTCGGCCTGTCAACAGAAGAAGCATCAGCATTAATATCCAAGTATAATCGTAAAGTGCCATTTGTTAAGTTATTATCTGATAGATGTATGCAAAAAGCAAATGATGAAGGCGTAATTAGGACAAAAAAAGGTAGAAAATGTAGATTTGATATGTGGGAACCTAGAGATTTTGGTATACATACACCTGAGACATTTGAAAATGCAGCTTCTAAATATGGTAGAAACAACATAAAGAGAGCTTTTACCTATAAAGCTTTAAACAGATTAATTCAAGGATCCGCTGCAGATCAGACAAAGCAGGCAATCGTAAGCTGTTATGAAGCAGGTTATTTACCTAAAGTACAAATACACGATGAATTATGTTTTGATATAAAAGATGAAAAAGATATTAATACAATTAAGGAAACAATGGAAAATTGTATGGAATTTAAAGTTCCAAGTAAAGTTGATGTAGCATTAGGAGATGATTTTGGACAAGCTTCATAAAAATCAAGTTGCAGGTAAAGGAACTGTTATCTGGCCATTCTATTTGGTTTTTAAAGAAAGATTAGTTTTAAAAAAATTTGATGATATTAAAATTGTACACGGTACCCATG